GGCAGGGCCGGGCAAATACGCATGAATACCACCAATGATCTCAGGCAATGCCTGTCCCAGTACCAAAAAGCCGCCGTAGCGATCGAAGCCAAGATCCCGCCGCATCTGCGGGAGGAGGCGCAGCACTTCATGCGAAAGAGCCCTGTACTCACCGTCTGGTGGATTCTGGCCGAGACCTACCCGGAAGAGTTTTGGGTCCAGCAACGGCTCGCCTGTGCCGTAATGGAGCGCTCGCTGAGGAAGCAGATCGAGCAGATCGAACGGGCACTCAGGCAGCCAGCAACGGCGATCGAGGGGCGGGAATGCTGATGCTAGATCTCTTTAGCGGCCTGGGAGGTGCAAGCCGCGCTATGAAAGAGCGCGGTTGGGAGGTGGTGATGATAGATAATGATCCTGCTCGAAAGCCAGACATTTTGGCTGATATTCGTGACTGGCAATGGAGCGGAACACGCCCTGATCTCCTCTGGGCAAGCCCACCCTGCACAGATTTCTCGCGTGAGGATCAGCCCTGGACCCATCGAGGAATAAAGCCGGATCTCTCATGCTGCCTTGCGACGATGCGCCTTATTGCCAGCATCAAGCCACGTTGGTGGATACTTGAAAATGTGCGTGGAGCCGTCCCCTATCTTGGCAGACGCTACTTGCGAATCGGGTCACGCTATTTGTGGGGCAGATTCCCGCTCTTCCTCACAAACCATTGTTACGGCAAAACGAATATCCCGAGCGGAAAAAATCAAGCAGCTCTTCGTGCGCTCATCCCCTATGGAATTTCCCTGGCTCTAGCACAGGCAATTGAGGGCGTTTGTGAACCCACAGCGCCGGAGGAGCGGCAGTGACCACAGATCATTTTCAAATCACTACACCAACCAAAGAAGCACAGATGAACAGGGAGGAGGCCCTATGACACTCAGAAAATTCTTTCGCTGGCTCTCGGAACCGCGCGTCCATAAGACACACGCCCCCGCCTGGTTCCCCGCGCACATCGCATGGGTCTGTGAGGACTGCGGCATGATCGCCAATGGCCTCAGCGTGGCGAATGGCTGTCTGGCCTGCGGATCACACCGCGTGCTGTCAGTGCGGAAACTGGTGGAGATCATCGTCAGGCCGATCCGCACCCGCATTGCCGAGCACCGAGAAGAAAGCCGGACGACCACTCGTCCGCCGGTGGAGAACACGGCCATGTTTCTCACGGCGCCCGGGCTGGAGAATTGGTCACTCACAGCGAGAAAGAAGAAGCCGGCCACATAAACGGTCCACTTCCCGTGCGTCCGCAGGCTTCTCCCTTCCTCCTGCGATGTGAGACAACCCCGCACGGGAATGCCCTGGGGGCCGGCGTTCCTCCTCAACCGACCCCCGGGGAGAAAGGAGCTGTGCCTATGGAATGAGAAGAGGAGAAGTCAGGTGACTCGCTAGACAAAAAAAGGGCTTGACGCGGCAAACGCCAAGCCCAATCCGTAAACCCAAACCAGCAGCCTCTTTGTAGCAAGAGGCAAGGAGAAAAGCAAATGGCAGAGGAACGCTGTGCGTATTCTTTTACTGACCGCACACAAAATACCATCAAATGTGCAGTGCATGGCGAGCGAGAGGTGCTGAAGCCGAGCACACGCAAGCAGATCCTTGCGGAGCTCGTCAGGGCAGGAAAATGGAATGGTCAGGCATTGCCTGAGATTGATGCAGCGAAAGCAGAAGAGTCTGCGCCCGAGCACAGGACAGAACAGCTTCCCGCCGTCACAGACCGTCCGACAATCCAGACGGACCTCGTTGAATACCAGACGCCGGAAGGTCAGCAGGTCAGCATCTCCGTGCTGATGTTTCGCCAGATGATTTGCCCACAAGCCAATGACAATCAAGCGCGCTACATGCTCGGTTGGTGCGCTCACAATCGGATAGATCCATTTGGCAATGAAGCGTACTTTTCGATCGCCAAAGAACGAGAGAAAGACCGGGCGGGGAATGAGACCGGCAATTGGCTAGAGAAACCCTTAATCCAGGTCAGCAAGGATTGCTGGCTTCGGCGCATGGAGCGGCACCCACGCTTCTCACATTATGATTCCGGGCTCACGATTGAAATCAGCGCCAAACGGCTACAATCAGCCATTCTGGGCGGCATGGGCGATGACTATTTGATCGCCCCGGAACTGAAGGCACTGCTGTTGCAGGCCATGCTCGATGGTAAGCTCGCAATTCCTGGCGGTCTCGAAGGGCGCCTCGTCGTGCGCAAGCGTGGGCAATACTTAGGCCCAGACGAGAATCTTGAAGGAGCCTGGACAAAAATTTGGCGCACGGATCGGCCGGAACCCATGCTCTTTGAACTCAATTATGAAGGCTGGGCCAAGGACAATGTGTTCTGGAAGAACATGGGACCTTTTATGATATGGAAAAGTGGGCTCAAGAACGGCACCAGGCAAGCCTTCCCCGAACTCTCCGGCCTCATCGCTCTGCCCGAGGCGCGCGACGGGCTCGATCCCGCGGCCATCGCCGATGCCGAATTTACACAGCGGTGCACAGTCGAGCAGTTGCGGGCACTCCATGCGGCTGGCGCAAAAGTGCCCGCGCCCATTGGTCCTCTCCGCCATGCGCACCTGCACGATCTTGCGACGATCAACTACGATGGGCGCGGACTCGCGGAGCTGACCATTTTCGAGATGAGCCAGCTCATCGAGTTGATCGAGAAGGCAGCAGAGGACGATCAAGCCACGCTGGAGGCAATCGCCAGCGACCTGAAAACAGCAGACACGGACTTTAGCGAGGTGGACAATGGGAGCCTTGAGACAACTGATGGAGCAACATGCGGATCTGACATCAGCATCACAGACGGAGAATATCGACCCGTCGCCTGAAGACGAGGGCGAGGATGAGAGACAGGAATTCACTGAGACTCTCGAAGCCGCCCGGTTTGCCATTTTCCAAAACCTCGGGCGGCTGAAACCATCCTTCTGTGAGGATCCGGCCTATCTCAGGCAGAATACGGAAATTGTACGCCTGCTCACAGAGGGTCTGGAACTGTGCATGATCGCTGAGCAGGATGCCGTTGCGGCCACTCCGCGCGCCCTGGTGCGCCAGGCCTATTGGCTCGATGTCCGATACGGCGGTGGCTGGGAGGCGATCGCCAAGGAGTCACCCGCAGCGGCGCGGGCGTTGCAGATTATGAATCTCAACGGCCTTTTGAAGGGTCTGGTGCAGGAGTTGCGAGAAGAAGGGCAGCCGCGACGACCACCGCCGAAGATCGCCCCTCACAGAAAGAGCGATGAAGTCGCATAATCCTACGAAAGGAAAGACAGAATATGGACACAGTAAAACTCAACACATTGGCTGGTGGTGCTCTCTTAGAACGCTTCGACGACGCCTGGCAGGAAGTGCTCGATAACATTCAGGACATCGACACGGAGGCAAAAGACAGGCGCGAGATTACCATCAAAGTCTCCATCTCCCCCGACAGCGCGCGAGACACAGGGTCTGTGAAAATTGCCGTGACGAAAAAACTAGCGGGTCCGCGCCTCGTAGAAACGGTTATCTTCCTCGGCTTCGACAACGCCGGAAGGGCGACCGCAGCGGAGCAGGAGAGAACCCTCAACCTCTTCAGTCAGACGGTGCAGAAACAAGAGCCCACACTCCAGGAGATGAAACGTGCTTAAAGAACTGGTTGATGCCATACAGGATGGAACGAAAGCGGAGATCAAAACTGTTAACGGGATAGAGTATGTGACCAGGGAGGTTTTTATTCCTCCCCCCGAGCCTTCGCTGGCTACTCTCAACGTTCACACGTTGACCGGCTTTCTTGACTACCTCAAGACGCGCACATCGGAATTAGAGAATAAGGAACCATTCATTCACGTCGAATCTCCTACGATGGTCTCTCTCCTTGACATTCCCCTCATGCGCCATAGAAAACGAGATTATTTCTGTACCGCTACCGCTATTACCTCTTCCGGCTTCAAGTTCGGCCAGTGGCAGGATGTAGAAAACTTTATCATTGCCATGCAGAGTCATTTTGTGAGGACAGACGAGGTCAGCCTGATTCTACAACTGGTCGGCAATTTGCGTGATGAAGTGATTCGCACCAGTGAGGACGATGGCATCACGCAAATCGCGGCTATACGAAAAGGCGTCGCGCGTGTTGCCTCTGCGGAGGTGCCGAATCCCGTCAGTCTCCGACCCTACCGCACATTTACCGAGATTGAGCAGCCTGCGTCCTCTTACGTGCTCCGTCTCAAGAGCGGGGACGCGACACCCTCCGTGGCGCTCTTTGAGATCGCGGACAATCGCTGGCAACTAGAGGCGATCACCTCTCTCCGCTCCTATTTGGCGGACAAGGTCGGTGATGTGAAGATTATTGCGTGAGGTGAGCCAATGATTCCCCAAGACCACAATCTCCGTATCGCCGTCGTCCCCGACTGCGTCGTCCCCGTGCAGTTCGACGTTCCGCGCACGCTGACCCCAGAGCGGCGGCTTGCCCTGGCGGTACTTGAAGATGCTATCGCCTGCCTGGAGGGCACGCCCTCCTCTGGCTATGGCACCATCCGCCGTGCGGGGGTCAGAACGCGCCTACAGACCGAGGCGGCAGACTGGTTTGCCTCGCGTGACGCCAACTATCCCTTCTCCTTTGTCAACGTCTGCGCAGCGCTGGGATTAGAGCCAGACTGGGTGCGCAGAGGGCTGAGGGTGAGAAGATGAGTGGAAAGATCACCCTCAAGCAGGAGCTAGCGGACTCGCTCCAGGAGCGTGCGCGGCTGGAGGCGGAGAACGCCCATATGCGTACGGCGATCTTTGAAGCAGAGGAACTCCTTGAGGACCAAGCCGGACGGCCAGAAGGGGAGCGACTCAGCAAGGGAATTACGGCGATCTTAGAAGAGAACCGGAAGTTGAGAGAGGCGCTAGATCGCTACGCAAATAGGGCGAATTGGGCCAGCCCCTCTGGGATTCTCTACACCTCCTGGTGTGGTGGTGGCAACGGGTTTGCTTACGCTGAGGCGGCGATCACACCATGATCCGCCTTCCCGCACCTCTTTCGTGCCTTCACGAAGATGGTCAGCAAATGATGGCGGATGAATGGGAGTATATGGTGCGCCCATGATCCGCCTCACCACCACTGAAGAGCAGGAGCACCGCGCTTTTATCGAGTACGTCCGCCTTATGGAATGGAAATATCCAGACCTGAAGATGCTTTTTCACGTTCCCAACGGCGGCAAGCGGCCAAAGGGCGAGGCGGGGAAGATGCAGGCGCTCGGGCAGAAGGCCGGCGTGTTAGATTTTCTCCTCTTGGCGCCCCGCGGCCATTGTCACGGATTTGCGCTTGAGCTGAAAGTGCCCGGCGGCCGCACGTCGATCGAGCAGCTCAACTGGATTGCCGAACTCCAAGAGCGCGGCTATTGCGCCGAGATTCGTGTTGGATGGGAGAAGGCATGGGCTGCGACTGAGAGGTATTTGAGGATGGGGAAATGAACATGACCACCTGGGAATACAAAGTCATCGAGGGCATGCCCTATCAGTTGGAGACCTTCGTTGACCGGCTGAATCTCTTTGGACAGGAAGGTTGGGAGTTGGTCAGCGTCACTACGGAAGGCGAGCGTCCCATAAAGTTCAAAGCTTTTTTCAAGAGACCGAAGGCGGAGGTCCGATCCTGAAGAATGCTCCCGGATACTCTTTCGGTCCTGATTATCCGTTCAACAGGTGAAAGGATTTGGAAGATGCCCAGGATTAGGCGATACTATCCTGCTAGTCATACCCTTAACCGCGATCCTGAGTTCATCACTTTACGGAGACGCTACGCCGATTGGATGGGCTATGTCTGGCACGAGATGCTTGCCTGGGGAGACCATACAGAGGGTGAATTAAAGGGAGATATAGCGGAGATTGCCCTGACATTGGCGGCAGTTTCCCTGCAGATCTACCCGAGAAGGGCGGCACATGTCATCGAGAAGGCGTTTACTTATATGCAAGAATGCGAATGGATTAGGATAGAAAGTAGACGCATTGTCATACTTAACCACGCGAAATTTCACAACTCTAAGGAAGAAGAAAAAACCCCAGATAGGAATTCTAAAAATCCCCTCCTAACAACCGAACAACCAACCAACCTTTCTAATAAGACAAATACTTCTTATGAAGAAGTATTTTCGGAGAGCCAGAAAACTTCTGCCTCTCCGAACGGCTCCGCTACCCCGAGTGAACCAACCACACAAGGCGCGGAAAAAGAGCGGACCCCGAGCGAAGCAACCGCACAAGGTCCACCGGCTACGATCCCGAGCGAAGCAACCGCACAAGATCGTAGTTCGAAGGCTCCCCGAGCGAAGCAACCGCACAAGGAGCATGACTGGCCGCCAGACGGACTATTTGTCAAATCGTTCTTAGACCGGCAGCAGTATCTTGCGCCTTTTTTTACGCAAGTAGACCTGCTTTGTCTCAACGATTCGGTCTGGTGGGAAAATTTGAGCACGGCAGTAAACGGCTTGAGCGAAGAACTCCTTGACCAGGAATTCGCCCTAATGGCTAACTGGCTGCGCGATAATGCAAGACGCCACCCCACGCCCAATGGGCTCCGCCGTTTCGTCGGAGATTGGCTCAAAAGAACGTATGAATACGAAAGGAAAAAACCGTGGCTTTCCGAAAAAAGAGCAGCGCGGATAGTCAGGAGATAACTCGCTGCGACGATTGTTTCGACCGCAAAAACCAGCTCCGCCGGCACCTGCACTTTCTGAAGTTTGCCGATGAGGGGGCGCTCGGCGGACACTTACGCGGGCAATACGGCGAGGCGGCTGAATTCGATGGTACGATCGGCGTCATCCTTGCCTGGGTGCGGTCGATTCAGGCCAATTATAGCGACTTCGTAGACAATGACGGCGCACGATTGCCAGCCTGGAAAGCCTGGGTCATGACGTATCATGCGGCGGCACGCGAAGATCAGACGCTGCAGGCACCACGCACCGAGCAGGGACGGCTCTTTGCTGCGAAAGTCTGAGACCGTCTTGCCGCCGCTTATCCTCGAGATATTTCCCCTTCTGTGCGCGACGAGTTTCTTGCGGCGCTGAACGTGGGAGAGATCAAATGGTCACAGTCTGTGATGCCAATGATGGAGCAGGTAGGGAACGTTATTCCCTTACGAGCAAGAGGGGAAAGTTGAAAAATCAGCCCGCAATTACTTTTGAGGGAAAAACCTTGCACGCTGGGCCACCGCGCGTGGCAGTGGAAACCGCACCGCACCCGCCGTGCCTGCCCGGCGGCACCTGCACTTTTTGTGAGGAGGACACGGCGCCGTGCCGGTGGGATGAAAAGAGACAGGAGGAAAGGGACGCATGAAATCTGGCGACATCATCCGCACCCCCTATGAGCCGAGCGGCCTCGTAAAAGTGGTCGCCATTGCGCCTGTGTGTTGGCCCTATGGCGTGACGGTCTTGGTCCGGTATCTGCACGATCACGCCGGCTATACGCAGGGGAGCCTCGGGCGCTATCGCTTGGCGGACCTGGAAGAGCGGCAGCAGAAAGATAAACAACGCGAAGATGAAAGCGAGGATACAGGGAACTCACACCAACAGTGACACGGCTGACCGTCGCCCCGCTCTTTGCAAACATGTAACGAAAGGAGACCCCTATGGAATCAGTGAGAACGGTCGAACACCATGAATCTTTTCTGATCCGCCACGCATGGGTCCACAACGGCGAACTGCTGGTGCAAACCGCAGATGACAGTGAGGTGCTCGTCTGTATCGCCAAGTTTGCCACGGCAGAAGAAGTCAAGCCGAAGCGCAAAGCGGGCAGACCGAGAACCGGAAAGAACGGGCTGGGGAAAGAGGTGCTGACTGATAACGACAGATCACCGACAACTCCGCAACGTACTGGGCTCATTGCCGCTCAGTGAGGGGGCAGGAGACCGCATGACTTTTGGTGATATTCTGCCATTTCTCGGCTTTCGTACCTTCCCCGTAGACCCGAATGGAGACCCGATTGTTGACGGGAGTAAGTGGCGAGAAAGCGGTTACGAATCTCCTACACTGATATTTCAGTGGGGTAGAGTACTAATCCCTATTTGCACAACGAGAGTGTATAGGCGAGATGAGCAAAAAGATGGCGAAACCGACGAAAAAGAAGATGTGAAATAAGGTGATGAGCTACCGCCGGCGGCGGAAGCAGAGACGACGCAAGATGAAAGAATTTAGGGGGCGAAGATGACAAGGCCACGAGAGTCTAACGGTAGGCACGTGAGAAGTGCCACGACCATTGCCAAATATCTCCATGCCGAAGGGTTTACGGATTATGTCGCCAATGGCGTTGAGAGCTACTGGAGATATCAAGCCGGGCTGAATATCAGGCGACTGCGCCAATTGGAGGAGCTCGAAAAAGAACTTTCTCGCGTGATGCAAGTGCTTCCGATCGGGGATCGGCTTATCATCGGTCGCTTTATTGGCATTCACAAGAAAATGAGCTTTGATACTGGGCTCACCATTGGCCTGCAGGCGTTTGCGCAGAGATGCGACACGGTGCTGAGGGAAGAAAAGAAAGAGACGGGAAAACCAATGGGGAGCGCAGAAGAGCCCCCGCCGAAAGCGCCCGAGTCATACAGCCAGGCGGGCGAGGCGTAACGATCGCCCGCTCGTGAAGGGCAGAGGTAGTCCAAGAATTTGAGGGCCGTAAAACCGATCCTGGGAAGAATTCTACCGGCCAAATTTACGAAAGGTGCTCACGAATGTGTGAATAGCTCGCCGACCTGGATGGCCGGGGGTCGGCGAGAAATGAAAGAAGGAGACATGACCAAAAATAAACCGTCCGTTGGTATCTGGCAGCGCTACACCGTGCGGTGGGACTTTTCCACGCCCATCTTTGGCTCGTTGCCAGTGGCGAAAGAAACGCTTGCACCCTTTGTCGAGCGTGCGCTCAAAGAAGGCAAAATCAGACCTGTGACGATCACACAGACAGACGCTGGCGTGGTCGAAGTGCGCCGGGAGGGTATCTCCCTGGATGTGCTGCGGCAGGAAAAAATCGACGAACTGCTAGAGCAACTCCCGACGGAAGAGGAGATGATCGAAGAGCGCAGCCTGCAATTCTGGCGGCATGACGGCCTGCTCTGTTTTCCTGGTGGCAATATCCGGGCACACCTCAAAGAGTGCGCCCGGACGCTCTCCTCGCTCGTGCTCCCGAAGCCGGCCAAGGGCAGCGGCAATCGCTCCCTGTCCATTCGCGGGGTCAACGGGCTCTATGTGACCGAGGAGTGGGTGCCGATTACGCGCGCCGGCCAGCCCGTAACGCAGCCGGACGATGCGGTAGAATTCTTTGTCCACACGACCAACCCGCGCACCGGCGCGCCGATGAACGCCATCAAAAAGGTCGAGTCACTGGCGGCCGGGACCCAACTTGCGTTTACCCTGCAAGTGCTGGGCGGGATCGTGAGTGAGGAAGAGCTGGATATGATCCTGCAATATGGCGCCTTGCACGGCTTCGGCCAGGAACGCTCGCGCGGCTATGGGCGCTATGTCTACACCGTCGAGCAGCAGGTCAAGCTCACGACGAAGACGCGGACCCGGCCCAACGGTGCCGCGGCAGAGGCGTCTGCGTAAAGACGACGAGGTGTGACTTGACATGCAATGAGATGCCGTGACGGCGAGTGTTGTCGTGTTGTGCTCTGCTTTGTTGTGACGGCGAGGTGTGACGTGCGGTGCCGTGTCCTGGGGTGCTGTGACGGCGAGTATTGTCGTGTTGTGTTCTGCTTTGTCGTGACGGCGAGGTGTGACGTGCGGTGCCGTGTCCTGGGGTGCTGTGACGGCGAGGAGTGCCCTGGCTTGAACTGAGGTGCCGGCGAGGAGTGGTTTGTTTTGCTATGAGGTGTAGTGTTTTGACGTGACGCCGAGTAGTGCGGTGGTTTGATGTGATGTGTCGTGCCGTCGCGATCTTTCCTTTCAACGTGGGCGGGACCGCTCCCGCCCTTACTTACAAGGAGTGTGTATATGGCAGAAGAGAAAAAGTTTACGCTGGTCACCGAGCAGGGTGTCGCGGAGTTCCGTGACCATCTCGCCCAGGGTGCCATCAACGGGAGCCTCACCTCCAAGCAGCTCGACGCCAGCAATACGCTCATCAAGGGCGTCTATGCGGGCGAGACCGTGCGGCTCAAGTATCTCAATTTTCTCTTTGATTTTTTCAAGAAATCGGGATCCGACCAGGAGGAAGTCCAACGCCGCGTGATTGGCGCTATGCCAAAGTTTTTCAGCCGGACCCCGGAGATGTTCGCTTTGCCCGTGCCGTCGAAAGAAACCAAATCTGCTGCCTAACTAAAGGGGGCACTCCGTATCACGCGGGGGCGCCTCCCCTCACCGATCCCCTCTGGGCCGACGCGGAGCAGGAACCAAAGTTCCCGGCAGTCCTATCTTTTACGGCGAGGACCCCTTCGTTTTCTTGTCGCCCTAACTAAACGGCGCGTTCTTCGCCTGCGAGAGCTTGACTGTCACCTCCCGCACCATCTGGCGCGGGACCAACCCCGAGTCCAGCCACTCAAAGACAAAGACGGCCCGGTGAGAAACGACCGCACCGTCAGCAATAGGGGCATCGCTAATGCGCACGTCTGCCTCTTGCAGTTTCCATGCGAGCGCACCACCTGCGCTGATGGTCACATTGTTGGCGTTCAGGATATTCTGGTTATTGCGGCCGTTGATGATGGCGCCGGTATGCACCGAGTAGTAGGTGAGCCGGGCACCGCTGAGTGAAGCACTGCTCACGGGGGCGCCATTCTCGTCCTGCAAGGAAGCTGTGTAGGTAGCGGTTTCCCCTTCGGTCAGTTCGATGAGATAGGGGGTTGGGGCGGCCACGCTCAATTCCCCTTCGTGTGTATTGGCTGCAGCGACGGAACGATGATGCGCGGCTGATCCGTTTCTTGGCGCTTCTGAATGGTCATCTGCAGTTGCGCATTGATGATCGAGGCCTTGAGCATCTCAATTGCCAAGAGCAAATCCTTGATCGGGAATCCTTCCGTGAGCGACCAACTTGGCGTTTGCGTTTGCGGATCATACTCGATCACCACATGTGGATTGGCCATAGAGTCCTCCGAGCTGTGAGTCTACTTGACAATGCCCTCATTGACTAGATGCGCGAGGTTCGCGCCCTCATTGGCGAGCGTGGGTTTCACGGTTTGCTCGTTGACCAGCCGGAGCACGTTGGGTCCGGTACTGATCGGCTGACTGAGCATCATCAGCAGCATGTTGGGCGGGTCACTCTGTGCGGTTCTCGCACTCCTCTGCGGCAAAGGAAAATCGAGGGGGCGGAAAGGTGCGACAGGCGGAATTGCAGTCAGGGACCCGGTCAGGAGATTCGGCGCTGCCCACTCTGGTCGCACTGCCCGCTTGATTGGAGTCGGCCAGTCATCCTGTGCAAATGGTACCGGCACGGCTGGCGCTGCAGCCAGGGTGGTATCGAGGAGGTTTTGCGGATCGTCAACTCGCTGTGATCTCTTTGCTGAAAGGGGCGGCCAGTCTGTTTGCCGGAATGGCGCGGGTACCGGGGCCAATGTCGAGAGTAAGAGATTCGGCGCGATTTCAGACTGTGGGGCCCGTCCTGTCGATCGAGGTGAGGAAAAATCAACAGGAAGAAACGGCGGCGCTAACCCCGGCGTTAAGAGGAGGTTCGGGGCGAGGTCTGCCGATTGCACGCCCCTGCTTCGCGCCGGTATCGGCCAGTCATCCTGATTGAATGGGGCAACTACCGGGGCGAGCGTCGTCAACAGCAAATTGGGAATGCTCTCCGCCTGCACTGCTGGCCGTCTGGGTGGGAGCGGCCAATCCTGCCCGCTCAAGGGCGCAGCGGTGGGTAGAGCCGGTGCCAAGGTCGTTGAGAGTAGATTAGGCAGGTCTGCCGAGAAAGGCTGCGCTCTCCCCCGTAGCGGCGGAAAATCGAGCAATCGGAAAGGAAGGACCGCAGGAGCCGGGGTCAGAGTCGTCAGCAGCAGATTTGGTACGGCCTCATCCCGCAACGCTCTGCATTTGGCTACAGCCGGCCAATCATCCTGATGAAAGGGGTGGGCTATGACCACCGGGGCCAACATTGTCCCGAGGAGATTCGGAGGGACATCCGCTTGTGGACCTGCTCGCCTGACAGAGAGAGGCCAGTCATTCTGGCCAAACGGCGGCGCTAATCCCGGCGTCAAGAGAAGGTTCAGCGGATCGTCAGCTCGCTGCGCTTTCTTTGCGACAGGCTGCGGCCAGTCATTCTGGTTGAACGGTTGGGCTATGACCGCCGGGGCCAGAGTCGTCAGCAGCAAGTTCTGCGGATCTGCGTGAACAGGCCGTGCCAGCGCTCGTGAGAGCGGAAAATCGACCGGCGTAAACGGGACCGCGATGACCGCTGGCGTGAGGGTCGTCCCGAGCAGATTCGGGAGTATGTCCGCCTGGGGCAGTGCGCGCCGAGCGGGAATCGGCCAGTCAATCGGGACAACCGGTGCTGACGGGAGTGCCAGTGTCGAGGCGAGCAGGTTCGGCGGATCCGTTTGGATTGGTCGGCCAACCGCTCGCACTGGCGGAAAATCGACAGAGAGAAACGGCGGGGCAAGCCCTGGAGTGAGGAGGAGATTCTGGACACCCTCCGCCTGCGGTATCGCTCGTCTTCCCGGACTCGGCCAGTCCGTCTGGCTGAACGGCACTGGCGCACGCGTGAAAATGACCAGGTTCGGTGCGCCCTCATCCTGCTGTGCTTTCTTCGCGACAGGTGCCGGCCAGTCGTCCTGATTGAATGGGGGCGTCAGTCCTGGCGTTATGAGCAGGTTCGGCGGGCCGTCTTGCGATGGTGTCTGCCGTGGTGCCGGACTCGGCCAATCCTGCTGACGAAACGGCACCGGCGCCAGCGTCGTGGTGAGGAGATTGGCCTGTGCATCGTATCGGTAGCTGACCGTCCGGCTTGGCAGCGGCCAATCATCCTGGCTGAATGGCGGCATCGGCGCCGGCGCCAGCGTCGTGAGCAGAAGATTGGGCGGCGGCGCTTCCTGTTTCGGCGCGGCCGGCCGAGCGGGAGTCGGCCAGTCGGTTTGGTGGAATGGGGCAGGAGTTGGCGCTCCCGCCAGGACGGTGAGCAGGAGGTTGGCGACAACTTCGACGACCGGCACCCACGGGGGAGGCTTCGGCGTGATGATCGGTGGTCGAAAGATGGTCGCCATTTTTTAGAGGCTCGCTATGATCCGTCTTGCGTAACGTTCTCGCATCTTCATCAGGTTCTTGTCATGATGACGCAGATAGGATTGCCGCTTCTGCTCAAGTTGTGAGGCGCGTTGTTCGGGTGTCATCGTGGCGCGCCTCTGCTTACGCAGTTCGTTCGTTCTGGCACGATGGGCAATATCATAGGCGCGTTTCTCTTCTTTATGAGCCGCCATGTATTCCTGTTGCTGTACAAGCCTTCTCTCTCTGGTGCGCTCAGCATAGCGAGCGGCCCGCAGCCGCCGCGCCTCCCGTTGTTCCGGTGTCTCCGCCTCATAGATCGCCGAGACGCGCAACGCATTGCAGGCGCGGCAGATACGATCGTTCTTGCTATTCCGGTAGGTGTTTTCCTCCGTGTATTCATGCCCCCGTGGACAATGTGTGATGAGGGCGGCACGGGCAGAGTGAATTGCTTTATGCCGCAGGAGTTGTTCTAGAGTATATTTCGACCCTGCCCGCGATCTTGCTAACGGGCAGACATTAAATACTGGGTTAAGATTGTCTATATATTCTTGCTCCTTCGCGAGCAATTCAGACGGTTCACACTCCTCGATTATCCAAAAACGAAAAGTCGCCTCATCATATTTCGTCCAAGCGTTTTGCAGATATGGCGAGTGATGTTTTCCGCTTCTTAGCAATAAACGATGCTTAGACCATCGGGAATGAACACTCTTACTGCTCCCAATGTAATAGTTCTGACAATCTATCTGCTCAATCACGTAAATCCCACATTTTACCTTCGACGCCATAGCGTACCTCCTATAACGTCATGGTATCATAAGATATCACAAAACCCTAGCATCTGTAGACTCTTAAGGGCTAGGGTTTGTTGTGGTGCGATGAGCTAAACATCCTTGATTTTACTGAGTAAATCAAGGATTATATCACATTATGTGATAATCACAAAATCTCGTAGACAAGATGGGCTCCCATCAGCCCTACATTTCCACCTGTAAAGGCGGAGAGTGAAGACTCACTGACGGACGTGCCGACACCAAGGATGCCCCATTCTCCCCCTTGTGGTGCCAGCCATTTGCAGATGCCACCGAAGGCATTAAAGCTCAGATTGAGCTTGGCCCCTGTGGCTGCCGTGATACGGGAGGGACCAGTGAGGGCAGCAACAAAGGTGAGGGCATTGGCACTTAGTGCAGAGGCGAATGAGTTCAGCGGGCCATCAGAATTGGGGGTCGCCAGCGCGGTTGGGGTCGCGCCGAGCACGACATCGCGGGCAAAGACCATGATGTTGACCGCCGATGCAGTGGCCTGCCCGCCCTCAAAAATTTCCGACACGAGGCATCCGGCCGCAGCGCCGCTGGCGCCAATAGCCATATAGGTACCGTTCGCCAGGGTAGTGTTATCCGCCGCCGCGGTCGGGGTCCATGTCGCTGCCTGAAAAACTCTTTTCATCGTGATACTCCTTATGGATTAGGGTGGATGTGTGGTGACGATACAGATTAGGATTTGACTAGACTGAGCAATCCTTGCGGACTGCCGAGATCACCTCCTTTTGCTGCGAGAGTGAACGTCAGATCGGCAAGTTTCTCGAAGGGCAGATGACTGTAATCAGACGTGCTTGCCATCGCAGCACAAAAGTCGCAAATGTAATGGTCGCACTTTTGGCAGTACGCTCGCTCCCGGGTGCGCAGCGGATTGAGAATAACGGCACACCGGCAATGCGAGCAGGAGAGCGTTGCTGCCTCCAGTAGTTTTCCCTCACCGCACTGTTTTGGATCGAGGTTGGCTAAGTGGGCAATTTCAGCAGGAATCCCCGGACTCGCCCTGTGATCGATCATGAGATAGCCGTCATATTTGCGTAGAGAAGCCATAGATCCTCCTATAAAAGCGCTTGGGCAAAAAGTGTGTCTGCTAAATCCCCCCCCTGCCAATTAATCAAAGTCACGGTTTGCCCGGCCGTCGAGTATCCGATACCGGGGTATCCGCTTGCAATTGATGAATCGATTACATTAGAACCAATCTGTGTGGCATTGCGAAAGAGTTTGATCGTCGTCCCCGCTATCTGGATTTTGATGATATCATTTACTGCAAATCCTGCCGCGGTCCCGGTCGCTAAACTCGTGAATACCCCAGCGATACTCTTTCCCAGTTCCCATGTCCCGTTCAGTGCGAACGCCCATCGATAATAGGTGCGCGCTCCGCTCGCGACACGAACCATCAGTGCCGGACCTGACCCGCCAGTTGCGCCAAACTCATCTACCAGGATAATCTGCGAGTACTGATCTGCCGGAAAAGTGATCGCAGAATAGAATTCTCCGCTGTCGCCGCTGCTAAAGGAGGTGGGCTCGGCATGATTGGAGACGATCTGCATAGCCGTTTCCCCAGTAATAATTGTCCAGTTCGCCCCGAGATTAGCGGCATTGGCTCTGGTGAAACTATCTGTGACGAGAGCAGTCATATTTTTTATTTCCCTTTGAGCTTCAGTTCAGTTTGCACCCCCCTCCCAGTTATCGAGTGCAGCAGATAAAAGAGTTGATGACAGGGTGATGCCGGGTGAGCCGCTGGTGATTCCTCCGTCACTCGCCGTTAAAACCGTGACGCCATTTTTCTGGAGGGTGAGCAGAGGCCCGTGGACTCCCAAGCGGATCACGTCGCCAACGTCCCAGGTCACCGTTCCCTGCGCGAGCTGCTGGTAGGTGTCGTTCACAAAGCGGGCGATCTCCGTGTTGTTGCTCGCAGCTTTGCTGCCGACCCCACGATAGAGGGTATTGGCCGACGCGGCTGCGCGTACGACGACCCCCACCCCACTCCCATCTCCGGTCTGACCACCACTCAACATGATAATCGTGGCTTGTGAGTATTGGTCATTCGGCCAAGCAGCGGATGTGTTGTGCTCGGTGCAGTCTCCATTGGAGACCTGCACCGGCTGCGCGGCATTGGAGACGATCTTCCAGGATCGGACATTTGGCGTCCAGTTTACTCCCAAATCCGCATTGTTTGCTCGATTGAAGTTGTCAGTGACGACGAGCGGCGCAGGCGTCGTGTCAAGGGTGTAGCCACACGTCAGTGCGGAGGCGGCGCCCACAGGAGGAGGTGGCGGAGGGGGAGGAGGTGCGACCGGCGTCCCAGTCCCGATGTTGCTGAAGCCTGAAACGCCCACCAAATTATAGGCGCGCACCTCATAACTGGCGCTCTGCCCAGAGGTCAATCCCAGATTGTCAATAAAGCTGAGCGTGGGGTAGGGGACAGAGCCGATCATCCCGAATGTCGCCTCGGTCTGGAGTTTGCGGTGAATCTCGAATCCCTGCGGCGCGTTGGAATTGTCTGGCAGGATGCTCCCTGCCGTCCAACTCAGGGTCAGTTGCTGGGCGTGAGCGACCGCAGCCCAGAGACACAGTAAGAGGACGAGCACGAGGCGACGCATAGTAGTCTCCTACGGAACGGTGACCGAGCAACTGAGTCCCGTTGCCCCACCAGCAGCAAATACGGCTGAGCAACATTCGTTACTAATTGGACCGTCACCCCCGGCAGCCGAGGCAGTCACGGTGTAACAAAATGTGTTGCCTAGCGCGAGTCCGGCATCATTGTAGGACACTGCCGGCGCATTGACGGTGGCAATCGCATTGACGTAGGCAGCGGCGCCGATTTTCCGATTGATCTTATAGACGGTCGCATTCGCGCCAGCGGTCCACGTGAGATGCACGGTTGCCGTGGTCGCCTGCGCAAACACGGAGGGCGTCACCATCATCGAGAGCAGTAGGGCACAGCATCCAGCAAGCAAAAGTTTCATACAACCTCCATCCTGTGGTTAAGGGTTACTCGACAAGCCAGAATTGACCATCTGGTTCGATGCGTGGCAGCGGCGCACTGAGTCGCCATTCCCATTTTCTGACAAAGTCCCACTTCTTCAGTGAGAAGACAGCGATGCGCTTGCGACCTGCCTGCCACTGCTGGTAATAGGCATTCCGAGAGGCCCGGTGTTTTGCCAGCCGCTCAGGGTCGGCCTTCAATCGCTCTCGGTAGCGCCGTTTTTTCGCGTTCAGCCTCGGCAGGTTGCGCCGCCAATAGCGCCGCTCCGCTTCTTTTTGGGCGAAGGTGCGTTTACGTGTCACGCTCCGATCCTTTCCGCAGGGCGTGCATTTCTCCCTCCAGCTTTTTGATCACTGCCGTCATTTCTTCTCGCAGCCGCGTGATCATCTCCGCGTGCTCATCCTTGACCGCCCGGGCGATGATCGTGCGGTGCTCGGTGAGGTCCTTCAGGTCCGCTAAGCGGTGCTTGTCCTGCCGCTTCGCCCACTCGTCGAAGCGGTTCAGCTTGCGACTGTACCGCTGCATTTGCGACCAGACCCCGCACCCGAGACTGAGCACTGCGACTGCCAGTACAGCAATGAGCCAGCCCATGTTGTTATCGATAACCTGCCACACGTCACGTCCTTGTCTCGTTGCGCGGACCACAAAAAAGGCCCCGGGGGCTGTGAGCCCGCGGAGCCTCTAGAGGGTGTCCACGCACGAGTCTGTTTCGGTCAATCTACATTATAAGGTCCCCTTTGGCAAAGCCGCATGCCACATCTTTCCCGCTCTTCATGCACATGATATAGTTACTCATGCGGCTAGAGAACGACTAGCTATCGCTCCCGAACCGTCTGTACCTCGCAGACCTGCCGCGCACTTTTCACTGAGGACACCATGAGGAGGTGTGTCATGCCGAAAGCCTATATCTTTTCTCCCGGGCAAACTTTTAATCGCTGGACCGTCTTGTCTCAGGTTCCATCTAGAAATGGCCAAACCTGGGGTTTGTTTCAGTGTCAATGTGGAACGATACAAGAAAGGGCAGCTAAGGATATCTGTAATAATAGGTGCAAGAGCTGTGGGTGTTTGCAGCGAGAAATCACTGTAGCCCGCAACATCCAGAGAACAACACATGGAGACTCGGTCAATTGTACTACCTCGCCTGAGTACAATATTTGGCGTGGGATAAAGTTGAGAACCCTGAATCCAAATGACCAGGCCTTTCCACGTTACGGGGGCAGAGGAATCACTATCTGCGACCGCTGGAAAGATTCTTTTGAGAACTTTCTTGCTGACGTAGGCCGCCGGCCGGGACCGGAATATTCGATCGACCGCTACCCGGATAATGACGGTAATTATGAGCCGGGGAATGTCCGCTGGGCAACCCGGGAAGAACAGGCAAACAATAGACGAAGTAGCCGCTTTCTTACCCATAAGGGACTGACCTTGACGGTTGTACAATGGGCGAGATTTCTCCATATCAATCATACAACGCTTCACGAGAGACTTGCGAGCGGCTGGTCTATTGAGAGAGCCCTGACACGGTAACAGCTCCCTAAGCTGCCGGGGGTAGAGGCACAGGCGGCTGCATTGCTGCCACCTTCGCTTTTACCGTTGGCAAGAGGAATTGCAATAGTGAGTCCACGCCGGCCTCGCCTGCCTCTATACCCAGAGTCTTTGCGTAGGCTATGACCTCATCAAATGCAGCGGTATATTTCTGTATACCCGTCAGGCTCGTATTCTGCAGGTTTGTCATGATTGTCATAGCAAAGTCCAAGAGCCGTGGGTCATCGACGCGGCGTACCTTGAGGTCTTTGAGGAAGTAGGCGAGGATCTCGCGGAATGTCGCGCTGGTGAAAAAAGCGATAATAAGGGCAATAACGTCCATGTTTAATCTCCTGGTATTAATCTTTGCCTTCAGGCGGAAGTGCAAAATGAGTGAGCTTCAGTATCAGCGCGGGGATGCTGATCGGCTGGTCAGTGAGGAAGCGCAGCACGAAATTGGCGACGGCCAGAATCGTGGCGAGCAGCTCCGGCGGGATGAGATTCGCGCCAGAAGTCCACTGCGCCAGCAGGGTGACAAGACCCGCGAAGTTCACCCAGAGCGTCTTTGATTGATACCAAACTTTCATTTTTCTTCTCCTAGTCTTTCACGGCATCGTCTCCATTCAGTAATTTGAGCGAAAGGACTCTCGCCTCGATGACTCTGACCCGTTCCAGGAGTCGCGCCATGTTCAGCAAGATCTGCTCCAGTTTCGCATTCTGAGTGGCGAATTGTCCGCCCTCTTTGTTGATCTCCTGTACCGCATAGGCAATTGTCGTCATCGCATAGACCTGCTGTTCCTGTGCATGGATGAAGTTTCCCAGTCCGTGGCGTGGCACATAGCGGAGGATCAAAAAGATTACTGTGCCCAAAATGATGAATCCGACCCCCCAGGTTTTTCTCATGTCTTCCGCCCAGGGCGGCAGTTCCAGGGTAAAAAAACGAAAGGCCATCAGATAGGGCATCACCACCGAGAGTACTTCCGCCAGACCACTGAAGAAAGTCTGCTTTGGTGGGCCGACGGAGTGTTCTGCTCCGGGTGTCAGTGTGTCTGCCATTAGGCGCGGTACTCCTGCCAGAATTTCATGATCGCTGTCACATATTGTTGCGTTTCCGTTGGGGTGAAAGTCAACCAATGTACTGCATCGCGGATGTGCGCCATGAGCCACTGTAAGTGCCCTGTCCCCCAATCATACGCAACGAGCGTCTTCGCCGTGTCATCCCACTGTTTGTGCAGATCCGCCATGTAGGCGGCCTGCACATGAATCGCATCCTCTGGCTTGAAAGGGCTGGCATTCTGAAGGCCAAGCTTCACCGCGTATTCATGGAACGTCGCAGGCGCGAACTGGGCGAGCCCTTGGCACCCACTCCGAAGATTCACCGCCAGCGGGTTAAAGTTGCTTTCTACTCGCACCTGCGCCTTCAAAAATGTCCATGAGACTCCGTACTGCTGGCCATAGAGTTTAAATAAAGTGTCGAAAGCATCAGATTCAGTAGACATTGGCCCCTCTTATAGCTATGCTAGGAAGAACGAGCCGCCTCGATGTTAAGAGCACCGAGGCGAACTCTAACCATAGCGAAAAGGAGCTTTCGAGATGGCTATTCAATCTCTTACCCCACCATTTGAAGTCGGGCAAGTTTTTACGCGCCTTACAGTTCTGACCCCAGGAATACCAATGTCTCTCTGTCAATGCAATTGTGGAAACACTCTTTTTGTTCGCAATTGGCATCTGAAGTCTGGTAATACGCGAAGTTGCGGGTGTTTGAATAAAGAGCGAGTATGGCAAAGTAATATAACGCATGGTCAGAGTAGGGGAGGAGGATACACAAAAGAATATGGGGTCTGGGTAAATATGAAGGCTCGTATCCTTCCTTCTTATGCGCATCCAGAACGCTATTACGATCGTGGGATAAAGGTCTGTGAAGGGTTGCAAACCTTTGAGAATTTTTTTGCCCTGCTCCACGAGAAACCAAGTCAAAAACATTCGCTTGATCGCAAAGATAACAATGGTCATTATTCGTGTGGGCGTTGTCCAGAGTGTTTGACAAGACAATGGCCGATGAATGTAAGGTGGGCAACCTCGGCACAACAACAAGACAACAGAAGCGTCACTATCTGGATTACCTATCAAGAAGAAACACGAACGCCTCGGCAATGGGCAAGTCATCTTGGCGTCAACTTCATGCTGATCTATCGTCGGCTTCGTGATGGGTGGTCTATCGAACGCGCCCTGACGACTCCGGTACGACATTATCCCTGATCTCACTTATTTACCCCTTCCGCCCCACCGGCACCTCACCGCGCTGCCTCCCCGTCCAAAAGGTCTTACTGTGGCAGGCATCACAGGAAATAGAGCTATGCCGCAAGACCTTGCCGTTGTAGACCTCGTTGCGGTTCTCCCACGCAACCCACTGCGTGTTTCCACAGAACGTAAACTCACATCGTACTTCTGCCT